TCAGGAAAGTTTCAGCGCCTGATTCAGCAGACCTACGATGTCGGGGCCGTCCTTGCTGATCCACTTGGCGTAATGCTTGAAGATCATCGCCGTCGAGGTGTGCCCCATCTGGTCCGCGATCCATTCGGGAGTGGCGATGCCGCTGCTGAGCATCTGGCTGGCGAAGGTGTGGCGGCACTGATTGGGACCACGCGAGCGGACGCCCGCATTCCTGAGGTGGCCATGCCACCAGCCGTTGCGCAGCGTATCCGACGTGGAGTACGCCGCCCCGCTAGCACTGTTGTGGAACACGAAGCGTACCCGTTGAGCCTTTCTAGTCCGGTTGTCGCGGTCTATCACCTCGATCTGTACGGGCGGAAGGCGTCTGGTTAGCTTGGCCTGCTGCTGCAGTGCGCGCAGCGCCGGGGCCAGTAGCTGGACCTTCCTCGTCGATCGGCGAGTCTTGGTGACCTTGTACTGGCTGCGTACACGGGCGCGGCGGAAAACCACGGTCCCCGTGTCCAAATCGACATCTTCCCAGGCCAGAGCTATGGCCTCGCTGACGCGGGGGCCGCTCCAGATCATGAATTCCGCCAGGTTCAGCTCACCGATGCGCGCGGTTTCGGTACCGAGGATGAGGTCGATTTCCTCTCGAGTGAATGGGTCTGGGTCATCCGCATCCGGGAGAGTGATCACGATGCCGTCTGTTGGGTCGTGCGCGGTCCGGTTCCGAGTTCGATACAGCCGGAAGATCTGCCGCAGGTTGCTGACGATCTCTCGCACCGTCTTGTTGTGCAGCTTGGGCATGAGCGTGTTCTGCACCCAGTCTTGAATATCCAGGTGGTCGATGCTGTCGGCCTGGCTGTCACCCCAGCGAGGTCGGACGTGGGTTTCCACGCGGCTGGTGTAGCCGCGGAAGCCGCTGGCGGCGATCTGGTTGCGTTTGATATCGAGCCAGAGGTCGATGTAATGGCCGAGGGTGTTGCTTTTCACCCGGGGTGAGTCCGGGAAGTGTCGGCTGTAGTTGAAGACTCCTTGCTTGATCTCGTAGTTGATGATGCCGGCCAGCCGTTCGGCATTGGCTATATTCTCGGGCGTTGCGTCCCCTGGTATGGACTCCCTACACAGCTCGCCCTGGTAGCGGAAGTAGATCCTGATCCGGTTTCCGCGTACCTCGACTCCGTCTGCCATCTGGTTCCCCTGATCCACACCAAGCGTTCAGGCTATCAAGCCTCCAAAAAATAGGCCCGCAAGCGGGCCAAGAAGATTCGTTGCCTGTTTCTGGTAGCTCTCTACCATTCAGTCAACACCATGAAGTACAGGATGAAGACAACCAAAGTCGCGAGAGAGAAGTTCAACAGGCTGCGAGGGCTGTCTAGCATTTTGAGTAGTTCGTGCATGAATATCCCCTTAACAGAACAGCAGCGGCTGTACCGCGCCGTCGGCGAAGACTTTGTCGAGAGGGGTGATGGCGATTGGCTCGTCGCCGTCCCAGCCATCCGGCCAGGTTCCGGCGGCGATCAGCTCGCGGATGCGGGCCTCTTCCTCGGCGTTGATCAGGTCGATGTGAGGGCGACCGAGGGGGTCGGCTGCGGCGTTGCATTCGGCCTGGATGGCCAGTACGCGCTCCAGGCCCATCAAGCGGGACTCCAGCAGAATCGGTCCCATACGCTGGGGGTTCGCGGCGATGCTGCCGTCCTTCAGCCGCTCGATGCCGGCCTTGCGTAGACGATGCTGGGGTTCGCGCAACTCGCGCCACAGCGGCTTGATGCGCTTGAGCGGCGCCAGGTACTGCCAGTACGGAACCAGCAGGATCGTGTCGAGCGCCTTGTCTTCATCAGTCAGCGGGCAACTGGTGCAACCGGTGCGCGCGTTGATTTCCTCGGCCTCGTCGCCGCCGTAGGCGTCGGCGATCATGGTGGTAGACCAGTCGCCGAATTCGGGCAGGGGGGCCCAGTGCTTCAGCCATTCCCAGACATGACAGACCCGCCAGTGCAGAAGCGGTGCGAGCGTGGCGATGCGTCCCTTGATGCCCTTTGCCTCGGGTAGAACCTTTTGATACCAGCCCTGGCCGCACTCTGCTCCATCCTTACCGCATGACATCTCGATGCGTTTGTCGCGTATTGCGCTCTCGCCCTGGCGTACGCCAGTGATCATCAACACGTTGCCGTCGAGCGCGGCCAGGCGTTGCTCGAGGGCGGTGACCATCGGGTCGACCTTGATTTGCCGGGTGCACCAGCGAAGCGTGTTGTTGTTCGGCGGTGGCACGCCCCTACCGAGGATGTAGACCATGAAGCGCTTGTCGAGCGGGGCCATGACCACTTCGACGTGGATGCCACGCTCTTCCAGCTCGTCCATGAGGTGACGCGCAGAGTTCGCCAGCGGCAGCAATTCCAGACGGGTATCGGCATAGAACACGGTCAAGGTTTTCGGCGCTTTCACTTTCCCGGCGTCGATCAGATAGAGCACCAGAGTGACAGTGGCGCTGCTGTCCTTACCGCCCGACCAGGCAATGGCCCAATGCTCATGATCGGCGCCATAGGCCTGTAGGGATTGGATTGTCAGTTCAATGCTCTCGGTCATCTGCAGGCGCTGGGCGCCGGCGGCGAAGATGTCGTTTTGACGCGGGGTAAAGGTCTTCACTGATGCGTCTCCGTCTGGGCAGAGCTCCGCTCCAAAAGGGCGATGCCTCCCTGCGCTTTCCTGGCCGCAAGGTTGGCCATGTAGCTGGCCCACTCGACCGCCTTGGCCTGTTGGCGAATCCGGCTGCAGCGCTGATGCTTGCCGGTGGAACGTGCGTTGCCGCAGATATCACAGATGCTCGGAAGGTCCAGCCGCTTGCTGGCCATCGCTGGACGAGTGCGGGCCGACGACGTGGTTGTGCTAGCCTTGGCGCCGCCGCCTTGAGGCTGATTCGCTTGCATGGTGTCTCTCCTTTGGGGTGGTCGGCGCCAGGGAGTTGCCGCTCCCTGGCGCCTCTTCTTCAACGCCGCGCGGGGTGCTCGCGCAGTTCCTGACAGCTGATGCAGCACTCACAACCCGGGGCGGCCTGGCGGCGAGCCTCGGGGATTCGCTCGCCGCAGTCTTCGCACCAGAGGGCGCTGGGCGCTGCGTTAACGGACGCTCGCTGTGCTAGGGCGGCCTGGACCATGTTCTCGGCCCGTTCGTTGGCCTGGTCGATCACATCCACAGTCAGCCCCCTTATGCCGGCAGTGTCGCTGCGGCCCAGCGTCTGCTCAGGTCCTGCCAGATCGCGTCGCCGTCTTCGAAGTACTCATGCACTTCCTGTTTCGGGGCGTAGTCCATACGCAGCACGGACAGGCACGCATCGAACAGCGCTGAGTCGAGTCTGCGCAGCTCGGTGAGGTCGAAGCGGTGGGCTGGGCCGTTGTACAGGCCGAGCAGGAACCGACCGATCACGCCGCTCTGGCCGCTGTCGCGCTGGGCGATCGGCAGCAGGTGTTTCAACGCGGTGAGGCCGGCTACCTCGCTCTCCTGCTGCCTGGTCTGGAAGTCGTGGATCAGTTGCAGATAGTCATGGGGGAGGGGTTGCATGGTGTCTCTCCTTTGGGGTTGCAGTTCCGGCGTTGCCGCGCCGGTCAGGCTTGGAAAATCCAGCACTTAACGGTGCTGGGTCGGTTGGTGAGAGGGTTCTGGCGGGCGTGTGCCGAACGCACGGCACTGTCGACGGCTTTGTATTCGATGAACTTGTGCCGGCGGGACTCTTTCAGCAGGTCGCGCAGGGTTGCCGCGTCGGCCACCTTCTGGCGGTGGTCGGCGGCCAGCTTCACGAACTCGTTGAGGTTGATGGCGATGGTTCCGGGGTTCTTGCTGTGGTTGAGCACCGGCTCTTCGCTGAGGTTTTCGAGGTAGTCGTAGACCTCCCAGAACTCGGCCACCTCGGGCGCGTCGGCGTTGACGGCGTCCTGGCGCTCCAGGGCCATCGTCATCAGGGTCTGCTGAGCGCAGGCGAGCTGGTGCTCGGACAGCGGCACCACCAGGCGCAGCGCGTCGACCAGGGCCATCATCTGCGCGTGGTTGAGGATCAGCCGCTCGATACGAATCTGCTTCAGACCGCGCAGCGTCGCGCTGTGAACCTTCAGCCGCTCGCGGAAGCACTCCAGCACGCGGGCCTCGGAGCGGATGGCCATCAGCAGGAAGTGGCTGACCTCGAGCACGCCCAGGTGGTTGAGGTTGTCGGCCGCGGCCTGGCTCTCGCGGGTGATCTCTGGGCGAATGAAGTGCAGCTTCACGATACGGGTCATGATCGCTTCGGAGGCCTGCACCGTGGCGTTCTGACTCATCACCAGGGTGCCGCGGAAGGGGGGCTCGTAGGTTTCGTTGCCGGCGGTCTTCTGGCCGGTCACGCCCAACGCGCGGCCGTTGAACAGCGGCTTGAACTCGTCCCAGTCGAAGGACTTGGCGGCGCCGCCGGCGCGGCTGTTGTCGCTGCGGTCGGCCTCGAGCATGACCATGGGCATGTTCGACAGCTGGGTTAGCCAGCGGCGCAGGCCCGCCTTGGTCATCTTCGACGGGTCCTGGCCCTCTTCGTCGGCGCGGCCGAGCAGCTTCCACAGGAAGGTGATCAGCGTGGACTTGCCGGCACCGGCCTCGCCGGTGGCTTCAAGGAACGGAAAGGACTGGAACTCGGCGCGGATCTGCTCCGCGAACAGCGAGCCGAACCAGAACGCCAGCGCCACCAGGCCCTTGGCGCCGAAGCAGGTCCACAGCCAGTCCAGCCACTCCGGGCGGTAGTCCTTGGCGTCGGTGGCGATCTGCAGCTTGATCGAGCGCTGCAGGGTCTTCAGCCGCAGCTTCTGGAACTCGAAGAAGTCTTCGGCGTTGGCCTTCTCGATTACGCCACCGCGCACCGCCACGTCGCCCAGGACGTAGCAGGCATGCTCCCGGCTGTAGCCCAGGTAATCGATGGTGGCCACCGTCTTCAGGCCGGTGAGTTGCAGCTTCATGATCTGGTCAAGCTGCGCGCCGCTGCCGGTGAATATCGCCCCGGCCGCCACGCCGAGCAGGCGCTTCTTGAACTCGCTGGCCGCCGCGACCTGGGCGCTGGTGAAGGTGTTCTTCACGCTCTCGTCGTCGGGGCGATCGATGCGAAAGTAGTACCAGCTCTCGTCTGTGACCTCGTTGCGCTGGAAGTACAGGGCCTGTGGGAAGCAGTTGGCGATTTCCACGACGCCGCCGGCTTGCTGCAGGGCCTTGTCGCGCATCTGTTTCTGGTTCAGCAATTGGTCGTCGTGGTTGTCGCTGTCCTCCAGGCTCTGCATGGCCTTGTTGAACTTCTCGATATCCAGCTTGAACCAGTAGAGGCGGTTGGCGAAGCGGAAGTGGAATTCACCGCGCTTGCCCCAGTCGTACATCAGCAGAGCCTTCTCGGCCGCACTCTCGGCAATCAGCAGAGCACCCTCATGACGCGCGGTCTTGAGGTCTTTCTCGATTTGTGCAGCGCGCTCGGCCGCGTCATCGATGAACATCCAGCGCTGGTGCAGGTCGTTCCAGTCGAATTTGCGGTTGTTGCGCTGCTGTAGTTGGGCCGCTTCGCAGACGTAGCCCAGGGCACGCGCTTCGGTCACCCAGCGCCGGGTGTACCTGTGGGCGCCAGGTTCGTTGTCCAGCGCCCAGATCAGTTTCGGCAGCTTGCCGCCACGGGCTGCCGCGAGCTCGCGCAAGGACTGCTCGGGGAAGGCGTTGGAGCTCATGGCCGACACGGCGTCGATGCCGTGGTGCAGCAGCGCGATGGCGTCGAAGATACCTTCGACGATCCACAGCTCCTTCACCTCCTGCAGGTCGACGCTGGGTGGGCACCACCAGACGCCGCGCGGGCTGTCGCCCGGCTTGAAGCGGGCCTTCTTCTTGCCGAAGCGGCTCGGGCGATCGATCAGGCGTTCCCAGTAGCCCCCTTTCTTCAATGGGAAACGGACTGTGGCGCTACCGATCTCAAGGTCACGGTCCCAGTAGTTTTCCTGGCTGTACCAGCCATCGATCAGCGTCAGGTCGAAGCCGCGGGCATGGGCTAGGTACGCCCGGGCCGAGGCGGCGGGTTCCTTGTCGGTGGCCGGCGCTCGCTTGCTCCAGTCGTCGAAGAGCTCCGGATAGATTTCCTTGATGTGCCAGGTGTCGCCGCACTTGCCGCGCCCGCAGCGGATGAACCAGGGGCTGTCGACCAGGGTGTAGAGCTCCTTTTTGCCACACGTCGGGCACTCGCCCTTGCGCATGTACTTCGTGCCCTTGATCGGCGTCAGGCCGTACTGATCCTGTAGGCGGCGCAGCACGTCGGCCTTTAGCTCGCGGTCCATTTCCTTCATGCGTGCCCCCGAATCTGCTTGCGCAGTTCGCGGATCGTCCGGCAGATGCCGGCAATGTGTGGGCGGTCCTCGAGGATGCGCTTGCCGCGTAGACCCTGCGGCGTATAGCGGTAGCGATCGTCGTACCAGCACTCGGCCATGGTGGCTTCGTACTGGCTGACCAGCCAGAGCAGATACTTCTCAGCCTGGTTCTGGTCCACTTCGACGGTGATTGAAATGTGGCCGCTCATGGCGGAATACCTCGAATTCTGGGCGTAACTACCCCAAACCCACGGCAGTGGGTAGGGCGTGTTTCAGGGATTACTGGGTGTGCTGGGGGCGCTGTTTGAGCAGGTGCGCGGGCAGATAGCGGGCCGGGATCGGGAAGCGGCAGTGATTGCGGGTGTCGATCAGGTAAACCACCTCGTCGTCTCCCTGGCCCCAGTCGATACCCAGCCAGATAGGATCTGGCCCTGCGAAGACTTCATTCCACGCGCGCTGGGCGAGTTGTTCGGCTATGAATTGGGGAACCTCGAGGCCTTTGGCCAAATGGTTGACACAGGCATCGAACAACCGGTCGGAGCCGGAGGACAGATACTGGTTGGCGTTGGCCTGCAGGTACGTTGCGGCGGCTTGCTGCATGGTGCTGCGGTAGTCGTTGGTGCCGTTCATTGCATGCACTCCACATGATCCAGTAGGTCCAGTTGGTTGGTTGCGGCCGCGAGGTCACGGCGTGCCAGTTGACGGGTTTTCGAAGGCGCCATGGGGAGCACCAGCAGTGGCCGCTCGAGGCCCGAGGGGCTGAGCTGGTAGTCCCAGCTCAGGGAGCCGGTGAAGGTGGCGCCGCAGAGCGCGTTTGTGCATTGCGCGTACATCGAGCGGAAGCACGGGGTTTGGCCCTCGGAGGAGCGGATCCGCATCCGGCTGTGGCAGCAGGGGCAGACAAGCTTGTAGACGCTCATGACTACAGGGCCTCCATGAACTCGAAGGCGATGTTCAATGGCGTAAGAGCGTCACCTATTGCGATGCGAATATCGCTGTCTGCCAGCGTCCCCTTGGCGGTACGGACTGTTTCCCTTAGCGTGTCTAGCCGCTGCTGAGCACAGTCCAGTACGCTGAGCAGTTCTTCTCTAGCTTGGTCGTTGAGGTTTGCCATGGGTCATCACTCTGAAAAGGACGTACAGCGCTTGATCGAGCGGTTGCAGGAGCGCCACGACAAACTGGTCAAAGTCATGACCGGGCGCTCGACACAAACGCATACTGCGTCGGGTAGCTTTCCAGCGTTGGCGGTGAACGCAGAAGACATCCGTTTTGCCGTGGATGATCTGGCCACCGCTCTCAAGGAAATTCGCTCCCGGCTGGGAAAGGGCTGAGACCGTCTCACCGGAGACTTCCTTCACTGTGAAGAGCGACCACTGCCAGCACCTCGCCATGGCGCTCGGCCATGTAGCTGGCATGGGCTGCAAGGATGGCTTTGGCCTCGGCGTCTTCGATCACCCCGTCTTCCAATGCCTTGGCGATGATCAGGTCCACTGCCCCCCGCTTGATTGATGCACGCACCGAGCGGCTGTACAGCGTGAGGTTGTCCAGTGTCTCCGGTTGGCTCAGCGCTACGAACATGCCGCTATACAACTGCGCAATGTATTCGGGAAAGAAGGTGGTTCCGGCCTCCTGCTCGAGCAAGCGCAACTGGTCGTCGCTGAGCGGCTTGCTGCCGGCGTTCTCGTAAGCGTGGTTATCAAACTTCTTCAGGTCGAGGCCCAGGCGGGCAGCGGCGCATTCGCGACCTCCGGGATAGGCGCCGATGATCGCGCTGACCACCTGGCGCCGCGTTTCTAGGAGCGGGCGTTTCATCTTCTTGTGTCTCTCAAAGCTGGTGGCCATTACTGTGCGATTACTCCGTCCTTGATCCCGAGCAACACGGCTGCGCGGTGGGCTTCGCCACGCAGGCACTTCTTTTGCCCGTTGAGAACGGCGTAGACGGTGCTTTCTCCTAGGCCATTTCTTTCGGCCCATTCCCGGACTGAAAGGCCCAGTCGAGATATGTGTTTGCGGGCTGCCTCGCGGGCTTGCTCCGTCGGGTAGGCGTTCGGCATAGTGCAGATTCGTGCAATTTCGTGTGATGACAACCGAAGAATGATGCACGTTTCTGCATTGGTCAATAGCGGAGATGAATTTTTTTGCATCTTTCACGAGAAGAGATAGGCGCTCGGCTACAGGCTGAGCGCAAGCGTATTGGGCTGAACCAAGATGAGTTTGCCCAGCGCGTCGGAGTGGCCAAGCGGACTATTGCCGGTTACGAAGGTGGCGGCGGGGATATTGGGGCTTCAGTTCTAGCTATGGCTGCTGAGCTTGGAGTCGATGTTCTTTACGTTATAACTGGGCGTCGCCAGCCTGCGGAGCTTGAGTCACTCAGTCAGGAGGAACTTGATGTGCTGAGGTACATCAAGTCCATGGAGGAAGAAGACCGAATAGCATACCTACGGGTGGGGCGAGGTATCTCAGAGTCAACTGAGTCGCGTCGTACAAGCAAATAGGACACCTCGCCAGCATGGGAAAAAATCCCGGGCGACCTACCGTGGATTTCTGCTTCTGGCACGCGGGCCTATGTGAAGAATGGGGTACTCCCGGGCTGCTATCACGGTGACATCGTGTCGCCGGGTGGCCTGTCAAAGGAGTAGACCAATGTATAGGCCCATCGACCCCATCGTGCTCACCGCCCTGCTGATCTGCCTTAGCCAGATGAGCGAGCAGGATCAACTGGACCTGCTGCGGTTGGCGTGCGCTCTCAGGGGGCATTGATTGAATGGGCCTTCGGTCGTAGCCGAAGGCCCCACTGTGAAGAGAGGGACGTATGAACTGGCTCAAGGGAATGGCCGCTGCGGTCGGACTGATGGTCTCGTGTGTTGCGATGGCTGACTCGGCCGCCCAGGTCGAACTGATGGACAACCTGCACCAGAGGATGCTGGACGCGTTGCAGGCCTCGAGTGTTGACCAGGTGACTGAGGTTTTTGGCGATCTGGACCGGTACCGCCCTGGTATCCGCAGCACCGCCAGTGAAACCTGTTTCAAGGCCTATGAGGCACTGGGATGGGTGTTGTCCGACATAGTGGTGCAGGCCGATATGGATGGTCCTCTTCCTGAGCTGAAAAAACACCAGCAGGACTACTAGCGGAAGCGCTTGGCCTGTGCTGCAGGCACTTAATTCTTGATGACCCCACCAAACCATTTGCCTGATGGGGTCTTCTTCACTGCTGACTAAATAACCCAGGTTGGGCCGAAATCAATGGACTTTCTGCCTGCAATGGGAATCTTAACCCATACGTGCGCTTCAAGCTGAAGTCCAAATCCACCAATAACTTTCAAGTTCACATCATAACTTGCTCCGAGAGAACTGCCTCCAATCTCTTCTGCGCGATGAAGAGTTCCATTCTCGAATGACATTCGGGATGTGCCGACACTAAAACCCAGAATCTTTGAGGTGACATCGACAGAGTATCCGTCGCTGCTCGTTTGGTTCACAACGATGTGGAATGATGCTATTCCGAAGTTAATATCCTTGGTGATTGGAAATAGACTGGATCCACCTCCGCCAGTGATATAACTTTGCTTCTCGCTGCTGTAGAATACCTCCTGCGACTGCTTGTGGCTATAAAGCTGCAGGTAAGATTCTGCAAGTTTTTCTTTGAAAGAGTCCTCTCCTAGCTTAGCTTCCTTGTAGAGTTGTTGTACTTCAGGATTTTCAAAATTGTCATCAATGAAGTTTTTGATGAAGCTTTCTGCAGTAGTCATAGTCATCTCCTTAGAGTAGGCAGCAGAGCGGGCTGCTCTGCCAGTGGAAGATTAGGTTTGGCTCCTGAAATCGCTATGGCAAAAAATAATGAATTTCTTGGCTCCTAACAGTTTTGATAGGGTCAGAGGAGTTCGAGAATTGCAGCTAAAGCAATGGCTTGAGGTTTGTTCCTGCATCTAAGCTTTCTAGTGGCGCTGTTAATATGAGAGTTAACTGTGTGTGGGGATAAACTTAGTTTCTCAGATATCGATAGCGCCGTTTGCCCATCTGCTGATCTACGTAATATATCGAGCTCTCTTTTTGTTAGCTTGGTGTCTGTGGTTATGAATAAGTTTGGGGTCCTTTTCTTGGTATTGCTTATGAGAATTCCAAATAAAGCATATGTGTAGATTTCTGCATGGGTATGGTCTACTTCAGTGTCTTTGTATTTTGTTGTTATTGTTGTTTTGTATAGATTTTGTGGTGTTAGCGCTAGTCTGAATGTTGCTCCTTGTTTTTGGTCGCTTCCTGTTTTGGATGTGTATATTCTCTCTGGGCTCAGTGGGATGGGATGTCTTATTGATATTTCGTGAAATACTGGGAATGGTCCTTTTAAGTGGTTTTTTATTGTTCTGGTGGTTTCTTCTAGAGCTTCACCTATTCTTGTTTCTATATTTTCCATTGTGTGCCCTTATATTGATGGCGGCACGCAAACTAGTGGTTTGGCTTTGATGCGGGTACCTATCCGTTTTGTTACGGCTACTCTCACCGGTGGGGCTGGCGTGAGCTCAAAGGTGCTGTGAGAGGTGTTCAAGTTTTCTGTATGGTCTATCCAGTTTCAACGAACAATGACTGAGCTAGGTTTCTTCAATCTGTGGAGGAAAGGTGTGCTGGAAGAGCGATCACCTCCTGCCTCTCACTTGCAGCCGGTTCAACTCCCGATCGACAGCCCGCTTCGCGCTGGCCTTGGTGCTGTACAGGTAGCGCAGGCGGCGCGGCTTGTTCTGGTCTCCCGCGGTGATGGTCTTCTCCGTCCCGCTCTTCTCGTCGCGGTAGTAGGCGATGATGCCGGTGTAGTCGCCGCCGGTGTCGTCGGCCAGGTCGCTGACCAGGTCCTCGGGCAGCTTGCTTTCCAGCTCCAGGCTGGTGATGTAGCCGCCATCGGCGCTGAGGCTGTGCTGCACATTGCCGCCGTACCAGATGATCGCGTCTATCTCCGTCTTCACGCCCCGCAGGGTGTAGGTCAGTTCCGGGATCAGGTCCGGCCGGCCCTTGGCGAGCACGTAGCTGAGTGTGGCGCTGCCGCGCTGCAGGCGGTTCCACTCGGCGCGGGCGGCGCGCAGGGCGCTCTGGCGGTCGCTGTAGGTGTGGCGCAGGTCCTTGAGGTTGTCGCCCCTGCCGCCGGCGATCGCCTCCTGCTTCTTCGCGCTGTTCACGTCGTAGAAGTACGCGCGCACGCCGTCGTAGCTGTCTCGGTCGGCCTGCAGGTAGCGGTGCTGGTCGCCATCCTGGCGGGTGAGGGTGATGTGCGGCAGCGCCAGGCCGCTGGCAGTCTTGCCGCCACCGGCCGGCAGGCAGAGCAGGCAGCCGGCTTTCACGGTGGCCACCGCGTCGAAGTCCTCGCCCAGGCGTGTCAGCAGGTTGGCGTCGGACTCGTTGGCCTGGTCCAGCTGTAGGATCGGCAGGCCCGCCAGCGCCGGCGCGAGCACCGGCTTCAGGTTGTTGCCGAGGGCGATGTCGGTGAGCACGTCGCCCAGCGTCTTCGGGCTGCTCCAACTGCGCTCGCGCTTGATCTTCAGGCCCTTGCGCAGGTCCGCCGAGCGGGCACGGATGCTGAGCACGTCCGGCGCGCCGCTGTGCTCGGTTTCGTCGACAGTGTAGGTGCCCTTGTCGACCAGTCCGCTGTCACTCCAGCCCAGCCAGAGGTGCAGCACGGCGCCGCGCGGGGGGATCGCGAGCAGCCCGTCATGATCGCTGAGTGTCACGCTCAACTGATCGGCCTCGAGGCCGCGATTGTCCGTCAGGTCCAGTGCGATCAGTCGTGGGCTGATGAGCTGGGCGATGTCGTTGCCGTCGACCGTGAGCCGGAACACCGGCACCGGGTAGCCGGCGTCGCGCTGCAGCTGGTCGACGGCGCTGGTCAGGTAGCCCGTCACGCGGGCGAGGGCGGCATCGATCACAGGATGCGTCTCAGCAGGTTGCCGGCGGTACCGAGGACCGAGCCGAGCAGATCGGTGCGTCCGTCGTCGATGCGCTTGAGCTCGAGGGAGAACTCGATCCGCCGCGGGGTGCCGTCGGCGAAGAAGAGTGTCCGCGTCTCGGTGACACGCTCGATCACCCACAGGCCGTAGATGCGTCCGGTGCCCTCGACCATGGGCCAGGCCGACCCGGTGTCAGCCATCTGCCGCAGCACGTCCAGGCTCAACGCGCTGCCGGCCAGCTCCGGCAGCAGCACGCCGGGCAGGGTGATTGCGTCGTCGCCGCGACCGACGAACTGGCGCGCCGGCTGGGCACCGATGCGGCTGCTGCTGGCGTGTCGCCACTCGGTCTGCCGCTGGAACTCTTGGTAGGCCAGCGTGTGCAGGCTGAAGACGAACATCCCGAGGGACAGCATCATGGTGGTTACTCCCGGTCCTGCAGGCGGGCGCGCAGGCGCGCCGCCTTGTTGCGTTCGCGCTCGTCCAGCAGTTGGCTGAGCGTGCGTTTCAGATCTGCGGCGTCGCTGCCCGCACCGGCCTGGATGGTGATGTAGTAGGTGTCGCCGCCGATGCTGACTGCCGCTGGCGCCGAGCTGACCGGGGGACGGTTGTCGATGGTGATGGCCTGCGCTGGGGCGCTGGCGCCGAGCACCAGGGCACCGATGGCGCCGGCGCTCTTGCTCAGGTCGCCCAGCATGGCCAGCAACGGCTGGTCGAACATCGGCGAGCGTTGCCGTTGGGCCGCGACCAGTTCGGTCACCACTGCCGGCGGGGTGATCGTAGGGCGGGTGCCTCGGGTCAGCTCACTGTCCAGGCCGGCGACAGTCTGGCGCCCTGCGTTGACCAGGCCCTGGCCGATACGTGCAATCACGCTCAGCGGGCCGGCCTGGCCGGCGCCGAGGCCCTGGGCCAGTCCAGCCATGGTGAACCCGCCCAGATCGGCGAACACCCGCGACGGTGAATGGATGCCGAGCTTGTCCTTGAACCAGTCGATCGCGGCGCCGCCGACGCGCTGGACCGCGCGCTTGATCTGCCCGATGCCGGCGAGCAGGCCGTTCACCAGGCCCTGGACGATCATGTTGCCGAAATCGGTGAAGCGTGCCGGTAGATCGATACCCAGGTAGCCCAGGACGCCGGAGAACGCACGGTAGATCAGACCGAGGGGGCTGAAATTCATCAGGGTTGAAAGAATGCCCCCGATGCCGCCGTCGAAACCTGCCTTGATCTCTTCCCACAGCCCCAGCAGGTACGCCTTGACGGCGTCCCAGTTGCGATAGATCAGGTACGCGGCGCCGGCCAGCACCGCCACGACGGCGGCAATTGCCAGGACCACCGGGTTGGCGGCCAGACCCCACAGCGCGATGCTCACGACGCGCAGGGCGGTCACCAGCGGGCCGATCAACTGGCCGGCCAGCATGCGGATCGGTGCGAACAGCAATTTCAGCAGGCCGATCAGACCGGGCAGGCGAATGCCGATGGTGCTGAGCATGAAACGGACCGCGATCATCGGGCCGAGGATGCCGGCGAGGGTGATGGCCAGGCTGCCGACGGTGGCCATCAGCGCTGAGAACGCGGCGACGGTGATGACGATGCCCTTGCTGACTTGCGGGTTGGCCTTCAGGAACTCGCCGGCGTTGTGCAGCAGGTGACTGAGGTCGGCGGCGAGTTCGCGCAGCCAGGGGCTGTTCTTGTCGAACAGCTCGACCGAAATGTTTTCCAGGGCCGCATGCAGCATTGTCATGTCGCCCTTGAGGTTGTCCAGCTGGGTGGACGCGACCCGGGCGGCCTCGCCTTCGGAGTTGTTCAGGCTTTCGCGCATGGTCTGGAACTGGCCGCCCTCGACGGCGCGCATCAGGGTGCCGAAGCTGGTAACCGCGTACTGCCCGGCGATGTCCTTGAAGATCGCGCCTCTCTGTACGTTGCCCATGCCGGCGGTCTTCTTGTTGATGTCCTTCAGGATGTCCAGCATGTCGCGCATGTTGCCGTTGGCATCCTTGGTCTGGACGCCCAGCTTGGCTACCGCCTTGGACGTGCCCAGGCGGGTCAGAACAGAGCGCATCGAGGTGCCGGCCATGCTGCCCTGGACGCCGGCGTTGCCGAGCAGAGCCGTGGCGGTGGTGACCGTCTCCAGGCTCTGGCCGTACTCGCGGCCGACGCCGGCGGAGTACTTCAGCGAGTCGCCGAGCATGCGGATGTCGACGTTGTTCCGGGTGAACGCCGCAGTCAGTACGTCGGCCACCTGGTCCATCTTCTCGGCCGGAATACCCATCGCCGTCTGGATGTTCGAGGCGATGTCAGCAGTGTCGCCGAGGTCCATGTCGCCCGCGGCGGCCAGGTTGAGCATGCCGGGCATGGCGCCGAGGATCTGCTTCGCGTTGTAGCCGGTGCGGCCCAGGAAGTACTGGCCCTGGGCAACTTCCTTGTCGGTGAACTTGCTGGACAGCGGCAGGGTTCGGGCCTGTTGCCGCAGCGCCTGCATCTGCGGATCGTCCTTGCGCTCGATGCGGGTCACCGCCTGGGTGGCCGACATCGTTGCGTCGAACTCGTAGCCCACGCCGAGCATCTGCCGCAGCTTGTCGCCGGTGTACATGCCCGTCGCGCGCGCCGCCATGCCGGTGCCGGCCAGCGCGGCAGCGCTCTGGATGCCACGGCTGTAGGTGTTGCGGGCGTGGGTTAGGCGCTCCTGCTGTTGGCTGAGGTTGCGTAAGCGCTGCGCCTGGCTGTTGATGGCGCCATTGGCCGCCTGGATCTGCGCGCGCAGTTCGCGCTCATGCTGGCTGAGGTTGCGCGTGCTGATGCCGGCGTTGCTGAGACGCGTGCGCAGTTGCTGCAGGGCTTGGCTCTGCTGCAGGTGTTGCTGCTTGAGGAAACCGGCTTCACGGATGGCCCGGTTGTAGTCGCGGGTGAGCGCACGGGTGGGGTTGCCGGCGGCGGCCATCTGCTGGGCCAGCGCTTTCACTCGGGCCTGTTGCGCGGCCAGCGCGGTGCTGACCTGATCCAGGGCGCCGCGCTGGGTGCGGAAGGCGCGCACGTCGCTCTGCTGAGCGTTGAGCTGCTTCAGGCGCTCGCGAGTTGCCTTGAGCGCCCGGGCCGTCGCGTCGCTGCCTTGCATGATGCGACGCAGGGGAGCGGTGGCTCTGTCGATCGCGCTGAGCAGCACGCGCAACTGCAGGTCATTCGCCATCGGCGGAACTCCGTACCCGGGCGCGTTCGCGCCATTCCATCAGTTCGGTGAGCGAGAGCCGGTCCATATGGTCCGGCGCCCAGTGGAACGTCACGGCCAGGTCGGCCATGGCGTTTTCTACGCGATCAGGGAGGCTGCCGCCTTCGCCCGCTTCTGCAGCAAAAAACCGGCGATCACCTGGCCGCAGGCGAGCAGGTCGGCTGGGTCCATGCCGGCGGCCTCGGGCTCGGTGATGGTCGGCTGGCTGATGCGCGGCAGGATTTTCATGGTCGCAGCCACGTCGAACTGCAGCAGGTCGAGCAGGTGCAGGCCGCGCAGTTCGCCAGAGGATGGCTTGCGCAGGGTGAGCGATTCGATGGACTGGGCGCCGCGCTTGATTGGCTGGTCGAGGGTGACGACGTTGTCGGGAGCGTTCTGCAGGTCAGCGGGAGTCTGTTCGGTTTTCATGGGCGTCGGTATCCAAGGGGGAGAGAAACCGCCGGTCGGGCCGGCGGGAAGGGACTACAGGCCGATGGCCTTGCGCTGTGCCTCGAGCAGGTCCTTGCCGTTGACCTTCTCGACGAAGTTCAGCAGGTCGATCTCGATGACTTCCTCGCCGTTGACGACGAGCTTGTAGTAGCTGCAGGTGGTGGTGATCTTGTGCTCGGTGTCTTCGCCGGGCTGGGCGTCACCCATTTCGATGGTCTCGTGCCGGCCGCGAACGACGATTTCGACGGACGTGACCGCGCCGGTATCGTCCTGCTGGTAGGCGCCGGCGAAACGCAGCATCACGCCGCTGGCGCTGACTGCGCCGTACTGCTTGAGGACGGTCAGCTCCAGGCCCCCGACGGTCCACTCAAACTGGATGCCGTCGTCGTCGTGGCCGAGGTCGGCCTTGACCGGGCCGTTCATGCCGCCCCCGCGGAAGGCCTCCATCTTGCGGGCCAGCGGGGGCAGGGTGCAGGACTTCACGAGGCCCTGGTAGCTACCGCCGTCGTTGAAGAGGTTCATGTTCTTGAGCTTGCGCGGCATGGCCATTGTGGGGCTCTCCGGGAATCAGGTGGGTCGGCTCCCCGTCCGGGGAGCGCTGGGCGTCAGGCGTTGACGCGGCTGGCGAAGTCGACGAGGTAGCTGTCGGTGATCTTCTGGAAGAAGGTCAGGTCCTCGAGCGGCGGCACCGGGGTGTAGTCGTAGGCGATGCGCAGCTTGCCGGCCTTGAGCGTGTCCTTGTCGTTCATGCTGGGGTCGTACCAGGCTTGGGCATCGATGATCAGGCCGAGCCCCTTGAGTTCGCGGAATTTTGCGTTCACGCCCTCGAGGATGTCGCGCACCAGCGACGGGTGCATGGGCTTGTCGACCGCCCACATATGCGCTTCGGCGATGGTGTCGGCTAGCACTTGGGCGGTGCGGGTGTAGTTCTCGAAGGCGAACAGCGGATCATCGCTGCAGGTGCGCGAACCCCAGAAACGGAATCCCCCTTCCTGCACCAAGGTGGTGACCTCGTTCTCGTTGAGGTAGTTGGCGTCGGTGCTGGGGCTCTGCAGGTCCCAGAACACGTCGGCGCTGATGCCGGTCACGCCGTTGACGGCGACGTTCGACAGTGTCTTGTGCCAACCGACCTCCTGATCGATCCGGGCGCGCAAGCCCAGGGCCTGGGCAACAGCTGGCGCAGGTACGGTCTGGTTGACCACGGTGCTCCAAGTCAGGAAGTCCGGCCAGATCACCATGGCTTCGCGCGCGGCGAAGTTCTCGCGGTAAGCGGTAGCCTCTTCCTTGGTCTTGCAGCCGTTTGCGGAGACGTAGGCGAAGCCACGCAACTGCTGGGAGATGGCGATGAGTGCGGTAGCGACCGGCTGGGTATCCAGGCCCGGCGCGCCGAGGATGCGCGGTACCACGCCCAAGCGGGCCTTGGCGGCAAGCAAGGCCTTCATGCCGGTGTACTTGCCTTCGGCGCTGACGCCGCCGATGACCGCGCTGTTGGTCGCGGCTTCATCCTCACCCGGCTTCACCCGCACCACCACAGTGGCGGCGTTGGCCTGGTCGGCGATTGCCTGCAGGCTTGCGGGCAGCGTACCGCTGGTGCCCGCCTTGCCGATGGCAGCCTGCACGTTGGTGATGAGTACCGGAGTATCGAGTGGAAAGGCGGTGGCGTCGGCGTCTTCGGCGGTGGCTACCAGGCCGATGATCGCGGTGGCGATGGTGCGAATGGGGCGGGTCCCGTCATTGATCTCTTGGACCCGGACACCGTGATGGTATTGGTCAGCGGCCATTGGGTGTGCCTGTGCAGTGGTTGGATGACACTGCACAGGCTGCCGCGCGCGCGGCGATGGGGCGAGGCGGGAAGCTTGTAGGGCGGGAAGCTACAAGACGCCATCTGCGAAGAGGGCGTCGAGCCAGTCTGGTGCGGTCGGCCGGTGTTCTGCGAGCGGAAACTCACCGGACTCCGGCCAGTCGCGCAGTTGGCGGCGGTAGGCCTGCAGCGCCTGGTACTGCTCCGCGCTGAGCGTCGTGGTACCAACCTCGAGCTCGTCGCGGTGACGGGCGACCAGGGCGTCGGTGTCGACGAGCTGGCGGTCGCGCCAGTTGCGCTCAATCGCGGCTTGCGCCTCCTCTGTGGGCGGCGGTGGTTCTTTCGTTGCTGGCTGTCCATCGGCGTCCGCGCAGATCACACGGCCATTCTCCTGTTCTAGCAGAATGCGGGCGTGTACTTCATCGCTGATGGGGACGCCGTCATCCGGCCAGCCGATCCCGGCCTCGTAGACCTCGCGCAAGGACACGGGGTAGAACACCCGCACGGAAGGCGAGAAAACATAGCTAGCGCTCATCGACCGAATGCCTCCCAAAGCAAAACCGCCTGGAATTGATACCCGTTTTCCAAAGTTGCACCTGTCGTCGACGGGTTATAGAACGAGGTGCTCGCGTCGGTTCCTGGGTGGAAATTCGCAGTTTGGCCAGCGAACCCGCCCAAGCAGACATTCGGGAACGCGATGGGGAAGGTGATCGCCGCGGTACCATCACCAGGCACAGTCACCCGGCCCCATTGCCGGATGTAACCCGTATCGTTGTCCCTCCACCAACCGCTTGCTCCCAAGGATGCTGTGGCGATGGTGCCGGCTCCGATGTTGCTACGCGCCGTCGTGGCATTGTTCGCCCCAAGGCCGCCTCGAGCCAGCGGCAGGATGCCAGACGTAATCTGGCTGGCGTCGTGGATGTGTGCCGTGGGTGGAAACGTCGCGGGCTTCCCAGGCAAGGACGCCCAGGAGTATTCCGACTTCGCCAAGTAGTTTGATGGGTTGAAGTTGCCGGAGTCCCATGCCCGGAACCATCCTCCCCAGGTGCCGTTGTATCTGCAGCGCCAGTACAGACCGCCAGCGGCATAGCCACGATAGGTCTGATAGATCATCGAGGAGGTTGGAGCATGCACCGTCAATATGCCGGCCTCGCCAACCGGATAGTTCGCGCCGTTCTGTGCGTTGGCGCTGAACGGTTGATGCCACCAGCCCGACGCAATCATTGAATCCAAGTTGACTCCGCCACCCAGTACGCCATCCGGCGCATGAGCGAACGCCCCTCCCAGATCGCAGCGGACCCAGGCTGACCACTCTCGCTTCGAAGGATCGGTCGTTGCGGGGGAGCCGTAGGCATAACGAACGTACATATCAGCCACGCCGGCATAGCCGGTTGCGATCTGCGTCGCGTTGCCTTCGACGCTCGGGTAGAACATCGTCTGGATGTAGTAGTAGCGGCCAGCCACTGGGCCATTCGCGTGGTTGGTCAGCACAAGCGGAATGACTACCGAGTTGGGATCAACGCTGGTATGCACAGCCGTGGCCAGTCCCTGAGAGACCAACGGCAAGCGCTCAAGATCGAGTCGGCCGGTAGCAGTCTTCGAAGCATCCAACGCAGGAATGTCCGCTGCCGTCAGTCCACCGCCACCGGTAACCAGCCCCTTGGCGTTAACAGTGACTTTGGGGTAGGAGCCGGCATTTACACCCGAGTTCGCCAGCGTGACCGTGATTCCAGCGTTCGCGCTACCGTCGAACGTTGTCGAGCCGCTGGCGTCCCCACCGAGGTAGATCGTACGAGGGGCGGCGAGTTTGACCGCCGTTGCAGCCTGACCAATACCATTGCCGGTACCGCCTCTGGCAGCAGGTAAGATGCCGGAGGTGATTTTTCCGGCATCAAGGGCCGGAATATCACTCGCTACAAGCCCAGTGGCTCCGGTAACCAGTCCTTTGGCGTTCACCGTGACTTTCGCGTAGGTCCCGGCGGTGACGCCGGAGTTGGCCAGCGTCAGGACTCCGTTGACGTTTGTGGCTCCATCGAACCGAGCTGACCACGTTGCATCGCCGCTCGCGCTGAGCGTGATGGGCGCTGCAAGCCGGCTGGCAGTGGCTGCGTTGCCCGTAATCGAGGCCGGTAGTAGCCCGGCCGCGTTCAGCCTGAGCAGCTTGTTCGCCGTCGGGGTAGTGACCGCCTCGCTGGCATGCAGTGCGTCAGTGATGCCGTAGCCGCCCAGCGTGGTCGGGTTGCTGCCGGCGGTGACGATGCCATTGGCGTTGACGGTGACCGCACGGTAGGTGCCGGCACCCACGCCGGAGGCTGGCAAGGCGATGGTGCGATCCGCAGACAAATCGCCACCGCCGACCAGGCCGTTGCCGGCCAGCACCTTGCGTCCCTTGAAGTCCGCGGCAACCTTCGCCGTCACCCAGTCCTGGGTGGCGTAGACGATGCCGTCGTCGATGATCAGTTCGACGTGCTCCATGCCGGATAGGATGATCTGCACGCGGATGGTCTGGGTGCGCGCGCTCCCGCTCTCGACGCTGGCCTTGAAGCTGGGCGGGCAGTTGGCGACCGCCACGAACTTCCCGTCGGCGTCCTCGAGGCCGATCTCCCGTATCCAGAAGCCGCCGATGGCCATCGGCAGTACCAGCTCGGCGACCAGCACGTTTGCGCTTTGCTCGGAGACGAACAGACGGTTCAGTTGAGCGCGGTAGCGCTGGCGGATCAGCTTGGTCTGAGCGGCCGAGGGGATGGGGTCAGCCGTCTCGCCGGGCGCGCCGCCGGCGTCACCGATGAGCATATGGGTGGGCTGCCACTTCTTCCCGGCTTCGCTCGCCGCGATCAGCGCTGCCGCGCCGATGTCGGTGAGCAGGCCGCCGTACTTGGGAGTCGTCATATCACTGCTTCCAGGGGCTGATTTCCAGGGTGTCGCCGTCGATCGTCGCCAGACCGTGGCGGGCCAGGATGTCCGGCGTGATGCGCAGGTCCAGGCGGATCAGGTGTCGGCTGACTGGGCGCACGTCGTCGAGCAGGCGCTCGAGCTCGAGCACGGTCTCCTCGTCGAGACCGTTGTCGCTGACGTCGACGGTGATTTCGAAGGTGCCGGGGACGCCGGCGGGGGTCTGTTGCCACCACTCGAGGATGTCGGTCAGCGAGCCGACGGGCTCGACCACACGGCGCAGGGCGCTCAAGGTTCCCTTGTGGGAGTGGACGAGGTAGGCATCCCGAATGACCTGGCGCTTCACACGCTCCGGCCAGGTGCTGTCCCAGCGATCGACGGAGAACGCCCAGGCCAGGTATGGGAGAAGGGCGACCGGGCAGGTGGTGGGGTTCCACAGTTGGCGCAATGGGATCGGTACCCGTTCGATCTGCGCCAGGGCTTCGGCGGCCAGGCGCTCAAGTTCGGTGGCGTTGCATGGGAGCAAGCTGGGCATCACTCATCCCCCAGCGTCAGCGTAATTCCGGTGCAGTAGGGCGCCTGGGCTGGTGTGGCGGCGATGTCCGACCAGTTGCTGAGCGTGACCTTGCGCACGCCTTCCACGTGGAGGGCCGCATGCACCGCTGATTCGGACACTTCCATGCCCAGGCGTCGACGCTGATGGACGTAGGCCGTCAAGCGGGCCCGGGCGGCATCGAGTATCGGCTCGGACTCCGGGCCGATGGTGGCCAGGTAGAGCGTCGCGTCGATGCGGTACTCAAGCACCTGGGCGGACTGGACTGTGAGGCGATCAGCGACGGGGCGACGGTCGGCGTCGTTGAGGTAGGCGTCGACGATGGCCAGCAGGTCCGCCGGGGCGCTGCCGTTGCCCTGGGCGGCCTGCACCGTCACCACGACAACGGCAGGCGATGGGCTGACGGCCGAGGCATCGCCGACGCGACCGTCGGCGGCGCGGGCGTGGAAGATGTAGCTGTTACGCGGTCCCGCGGTGCTGAGGCCTTCCCAGGCCATCTGCGCGCGCTCGCGTAGGCTGTCGTCGGACTCCAGCAGTTCCGGCACGGGCGGCACCTTCGACGGATCTCCGGGCTGGATGACCAAGCGCCTGACGTTGTAGTTGGCGGCGAGCTGGTCGAGGTCGGCGCCCTGGGCGCTGGCCAGCATGTTGGCGAGAGCCGCCTCGTTGACCCGCTGGCGCCAGAGCATTTCGCGGTATGCGTTTTCCTCGAGCAGCTTGGTCAGCGGTTCGGACTCCAGGGCGAGGCGGGCGGCGATTTCCGCCTGCTGATCCTCCGGCCAGAGGCTGATGGCGTAGGCCTTGCGCTCGGCGAGTATCTGCTCGTAGTCCAGTTGCTCCACCGCGTGTGGTGGCGGCAACTGGCTGAGGTCGATGGCGACGAAGTTCGTTGTCATGCGCTGGCGCCCATCTGCAGGGGGATGCTCAGGTTGTGTGGCTCGTTGCTGTCCACCAGGGTGGCGTCAATCTCCATGAGCACCTGGCCGGCCAGGTTCTGGCCGGTGATCTGGACACGGCTCAGGCGGATGCGCGGTTCCCAGCGCATGAGGGCCATGGCGGTGGCGGCATAGACCTGCAGGCGGGTGGTGTCGTTGAACGGAGCATCGATCAGCTCCGGCAACTGGCTGCCGTATTCGCGTCGCATGACGCGGGTACCGATGCGAGTGGTGAGGATGTCGGCGATCGCCTGGCGGATGTGTGCCAAGCGGTCGATGGCGCCGCCGGTATGGGCGTTCATTGCGGTTTCCCCGTTGTAGCGCCGCCTGGCATGACGCCGCCGTGGGTATGACCGACCAGGCTGATGCCCTTGGCGATCACGTCGACGCTCACGGTGACCTTGCCGGTAACGGTCTGGTTGCCGGTCTGGATGTAGTCGCCCTGGTGGGTGATGTCGCCGACGATGCGGATGCCGCCGTCGCTGATGAGCTCGGTGGTACCGCCGGCGGGAAGAACTGCGCGCAGGTGGTGGGCTGCGCTGTCGTACTCAATCACCGCGCCGTCGCGGTAGGTGATGCGATGCAGGGCGCCGCGGTCGCCGTTGGGCGGGATCAGGTCACTGAACAAGCCGGTCAGGACCACGCCATTGGCGGTCTGCCCGGATGGGCTGAAGAGCAGTACCTGCTCGTTCAGGGTAGGGGCGTTCCATTCGCGGTCGGCGCCGGCCCGCGGCGATGCCCAGGGCAGCCAGCCGGTCAGCAGGTCACCGGTCAATACACGGACGCGCTGCGCGGCATGGTCCACCGCGGCGATTGTGCCAAGGCGGATCAGGTTCTCGATCAGACGGGAGAGGGTTGCAAAGTCAGCCATGCGCCAAGCATGTGCTGTTATGGGAAAGGATGCGGGCAGCGGGGCTTGTACGAGCCTTGCGTACAAAGGTTTTATATGAACAAAAATTCGCCCTTGCGCAGGATTGTGATTATGGCGTATTTTTTTCTATGTCCGCTTGTTTTGAGCGGTTAATCAATGATGCCCAGGAGGGTTTTTATGAGCAGCAATTCTGCGAAAAGGGGAGAGTTAGCGCGTAAAGCGCGATCAGTTCTCGGAGCTAGCACAGCGGAAGCTGCGCAGTTGGTACATGTATCCAAACGCACCTGGGAACTTTGGGAGTCCGGCCAGCGCGAAATGCCGGAAGCGTCCTGGGAACTCTTTGTTTACAAGATCACCCATGGCATCACTCCGACTGATGAGCGCGAGCTGCTTGTGGTTGTTGACGATAACCAAGCGCCGTTGGATGTCGTTTCGAGTGACACCTTCCTGAACCTCACGGAGCAAGGACCGGGGGAATATGAAATCAGCTCCATGGCTGTGAGTCGCGAGACTGGCCGCCAGTACATTCACCGCACTCGCTTCAACCTGAAGCCTTACAACGAACACGTACTGAAATTTGCCGAGCGCCATCGGCAGTGGGATTGATATTGAATGTCAGGGGGGGAGATGCTTTAGGACACCGCTGCGGATGCTGTCTAGATCCGCGGCGGTGAACCCTAGAAGGGAGCGCTGCGCATATTGGACTTCAGGAGCGCCAGGCTCAGCACGGTCCCTCAGCCCGTACTGGTGAACCCGCGCGATGCGTGCGATCCGACCAGCGAAGGAAACCGTAATTGCCTGGGCGTCGCCCTTGGCGCGCAGATAGCGCACCGTGCGCAGCTTCTGGAACATCTTGATCTTGCGCCGAATACGGCCCTGCTTGCCGCGCAGTTCGCGTTTCTTGCGTGGCTCGTAGGCGCTTCCGTCGGGGTTGCGCTGTGCCATTACGCGCTTCTGCTGGCTGCGCCGTAGATCGCGGGCGAGCGAACGCGCCAGGGCAGCACGAGGGCCTGGCTCGAGGGCGCGGAGAATCGGCCCTGCCCAGTCTTCCAGAGCCTCGAGGCTGTCAGCCATTGGCCGGGCGCCTGATCTGCGGCGTCTCGAGCATGACGGCCTCGGTGGGCGTCGGCGGCGTCCACTCGGCCAGCAGCTCGCCGTTGGCGAGCATCTGCATCGGCCCATCGACCTCGATGGCCTCGGTGAGCTGGGGCTCTTCCGGGTGACTCACATCGTAGCGGCCATCCTCGCGGCGCTTGACGACGACACGCTCGGTCAGTGGCAGGACGATACCGAGGTCGACCTTGCTGCGGTCGAGCATGTCGGCCTCGAAGGTGATGCCGTCCTGCACCTTGGTGAGGTTGGCCAGCAGATCCGACTGGTTCACCAGCAGCCAGCCGAGCAGCGGCAGAAACACGCTGTCGGGGTGCCCGGCGAAGTCGGTGAGGATCACCTGCAGGTCATAGGCGTATTCGAAGGACAGGCTCTCGGCCGAGGTGCTGCGGACCCGGCCGTTGTCGATGAATATCACCAGGCGGTCGCCGTTGTTCCTGAGTTCCGGCACGGCGGCGAGCAGATGCGCCTTCAGGCTATCGGGCTTGTTCATGGGTAGCCCCTTGGGTGCTGATGATCATGTCGACCTTCGCGGCGCACTCGGCCCAGGCCAGGCCGATACGCTCGACTTCAGTCTGTAGGCCGCCGTTGTCCTTCGGTCCCGCTGACTCCAGGCTGCAGGGCGTCACGGCGGGACAGCCACTGATGGTAAGCGGCCGCTCCGGTGATAGCGGGGCGCTGTTGCAGCCGGCGAGCAACATCAGGCAGAGGCTGATCAGCCCACTGGCGATAGGGTTCATCGTCACGTTTCAGGTCCTCGATCAAGCGTTCGCGGATGGCCAGCGCCTGGCGCAGCTGCTGCCGCTGTTGGTCCAGATCGGCCTGGGCCTGACGCTCGCGGGAAAGGGCGGCCTCGAGGGCCGTGATGGTGCCGGCCTGGCGGGAAAGTTGGGCGTCGCTGGCTTTCCTCGCCAACTCGGCCTGGGCCAGGCGGGCCTGCGCCAGGTCGATGCGCTGATGCTGCACCCACAGGAGCAGGCCGAGGGCGCTGAGCAGGGCGGCGCCGTATAGGGCCTGGCGGAGAATCGTCATTTTCGGTACCAGCCGGCGGCGTTCATGGCCGCTTCATCCAGGGACTGCACGTCACCGCAGATGACCAGCGGAGGAACAGCCATCACATGCTTGAGCGCGTCGGCCATCTTTTGGCAGTCCTCCATCGGTGTGTCGCGCGGTAGTACCACGGCCACACAACCAGTCGGAGACAGCTTGGTCATGCGCTCCAGAAGCTCCTTGTAGGGGAAGTGCTCCCCAGACTGCGCGCCGGTTCTCATATCGTCTCCTTGTGCGCTTCGGTGTGCTGTTTATAGGCATGCTCAAGCTTCACGTCGTAGAGGTTCCGCTTGTAGTCGGGGCCGTTGTAGAGGCGGGCGAAGTCGGCCCATTTGCGAGCCTTCAGCGCCTTGTGTAGCGCCGGGTCGGTGTCGATGAAGCGGACGAACGCTTCGAACTGAGCCGACTCGCTGCGCCCCATGGCCTCGGCGAAGGCCTGCACGCTGATGTAGCCCAGGCGTTGCCAGTGGAAACCCATGATCTGGAAGGCTCCCCAACTGGCCGACTCCAGTGCGGCGGTATCGTCGATCTGGCGAGCGTTCGCCAGGCGCTGGTGCTCGGCGGTTCCGCCGGCATAGCCGCCCGGGCGAGGATTCACCAGCGCGGGGAACTGTGCGGCCAACTGGTCGGCGGTGACCTGATCGTGGGCGGCGAGACGGCGGTACATGATGTGGCGTTCGAACAGGATTGCCGGCTTGCCGTTGCCCAGGAACCCCTGGCCGTTCGACTCGACCTGATTGACCGCATAGATCGTCGCCAGCGGCAGGCCGAGGCGAGTTGCGGCGGCGACGAGGTCGGCGTTCTGCAGCAGGTGCGAGCAATCAGCTCCGCCGAGAGCGGCCAGGGTCTTCGGGCCGGCGATGCCATCGGCGACCAGGCCATGCGAGCGCTGGAAGGCGCGCACCGCGTCCTCAGTGGCGGCGCCGAAGTGGCCGTCCTCGTAGAGGTTGGCGCCGGCCCAGGTGTTCAGTCGACGCTGAAGCTGGCGGACCTCTTGAGAACGATCACCATATCGAAGGGTCATGCGGATGGCCTCAGCAGGGCGGCGACGTTGCCGCGGGAACGGAAGATCAGCAGGCACAGCAGGGCAGCGACGATGGCGTGCCAGATACTGACCGGTGGGCGGTAGAGCAGGATTTCCAGGCCGCAGATGGCCATGGATGCGCCGAGCAGGCTGGCGAGCAACGAGACGCTGCGGCGGAAGCGGGCGCCGCAGCGCTGGTAGCAGACCAGGCGCAGCGCGGCGGCGATGTAGGCCAGGGCGGCGATCAATGGAACGGTAGTCATGAGCATGTCAGCGACCTCCTCGGATGCGGCGCCACAGGTCGTCGAAGTCGACCTTGTCGACCCAGGCGACCGCCTTGAGGCTGAGAGGAATGACCACCAGGGCGCAGACGAAGGCAGAGAAGGCCAGGTTGGTCAGCCAGGGCACACGGGCGAGGGCAACATCGGCGAACAGGTAGCCGACGCAGGTCGGCAGGATCAGCGATAGCAGACGCGACCAGGCCTTCAGGTCCTGCTTCGTGCCGGTGGCCAGCCAGGCGCCGAGCAGGGCGCCGAACAGCATGCCGCCGTCAACCGGAAGGGTTACGCCCAGGCCGAGGCCCATGATGGCGCCGGCCGTGGCGGTGGTGGTGAGGTCAGCCATGCGGGGTGGTTCCTTGCAAAGTGGTCAGTCCCATAGGTTCACCATCTGCCGTTCCGGGGCGGCTGTCGGAATGTCCGGCATGGTGACCTTGAGGCCAGGGGGGAGGGTGGGGCCGTGGTCGGCCAGGCCGTGGTTCGCCTCGAGGACCGCCTCGGTCACGCCGGCGGTGCGGCCGTAGTGCCGCCAGCACAGCGCCTCGACGGTGTCGTTCTGGTGGGCGATCGCGACGGCGGCCATCAGATCAGCTCCACCGTTGTGCGGGGACGCTTGAGAAAGTCGCGGATCGCCCAGCGCTGGTCGCGGCGGTAGTCGTCGATGGTGGTTGCGATGTCCTGGGCCTTGTCATTGCCGCTGGTGGTGGTGTCGTACCAGCGGTAGCGCTCGGCCACTTCGGCAGCGGTGGCAGACTGCACTGCGCGCAGATACAGCTGCACCAGTTCGGAGGTGTCCCGCACCTTGTCGGACGGCACCTGGGCGAGGTCGGCATAGCCGGCCGCGCTCTTCTCAAGGCGCCAGGTCCGCAGCTCGCGGTTGACGCTGATCACCGCGGCAATGACCGCGACTTCGAGGCGCGCCGGATCGACGCTGGAGTCGATGCGCAGGTTCGCCCGCACATGCTCGAGCTCGATGGTGGGCCAGAAGGGATCGCTGTTGATGTGCCCGCTCGGGACCGGGCCGTTGGCGATGAATCCGCTCATGCTGCTGCTCGCTTGAGGTCGCCGGTGGTCGGGGCGTCACTGCTCAGGAAGGAGAGGACCTGGCAGATCGGCCCCGAGCCGGCGGGGCGCGGGGTACGCTCGGTCAACCGCCAGAGGCGGTCAGTTTCTTCTGGAGCCGTTCGGCGGCCTCCAAATCCTTCTTCCCGCCGCACTTGTCGTGCAGCTGGATCGCGCGCTTGAGCAGATCGATGCCGGCTTGCACCTGCCCGGGTTGACCGGGGCTCTCCACAGAAAGGCCTTCCAGGGTGGCATGGCCGGCGGCGAGGTAGAGCTTCGCGCGGGCTTCGTCGGGCATGTCGGCCTGGTCGGTGAGCAGGAGGGTGCGATGCAAGGTCGCAAGGTCGAAACTGCCGCCGGTCTTCTGTGCCTTGAGCGCGGCCTCGGCGATCTCTTCGGCGATGACGCAGCCGGCGGTACGCGCGAAGCGGTCGGGCATGACCAGGTCGTGTGCGAGCACGTAGTCGGCGATGTCCAGGGCGCCGGCGTAATCGCCGGCATCGATGCGCCAGAGCATGACGGTGGTGATCACCTCGTCCTGGGCGCCCTTGCCGGCCTGCAGCACGCCGGAAATGTACGGCTGGTAGGCCGGCAGCAACTCGACCTTGAGCGCTGCCTTACCTTCGCCGGACTGGATGTTCTTCAGGCGGCTACGATCCTGATACAGCTGGGCGAGCTGCAGCTCATAGGCGTTCGCGCCTTCCATGCCCTGGTGCGGGGCAGTGGCCGCCGCCTCTTGAGCGGCGGTCACGCGCAGGAAGTGCGCCTTGGCGGGACTGAAGGCCATGTCATCTACTCCGCGACTTCGATGTTCTCGACCACGCAGCCGAGGCCGTAGTCCTCGACGACGTAGGCGTCGTTGCTGGACTCGTAGTTCTCGATGCGGTTCTTCTCCGGTACCTCCTTCAGGTAGCGGCGGCGACCGCCGATCTGCCAGTAGAGCGACAGGTTCTTCAGGGTGGTGACCATGAGGCCCTTCTCGGGCACGTAGGGCACTTCCACCGGCGGCAGGCCGCCCATGCGCTTCTGCGACAGGATGAGGTCGGTGGCGATCTTCTCGGTTGCCGGCTGGTCCTTGTTCACCATCGGGAAGTACTTGTCGTGGACCAGCTCGCGGCCGAGGATCACCACCAGGCCCGGGTCACGGCGGTGCCAGGGATCGATCAGGCTGCTGACCACGTCGAACACCAGGGCGTCGAGGTTCTTGTAGTCGGCGTCGGCGCCGTTGCCGACTACCACCTTGCCGGCGGTCTTCCCTTCTTTCAGTACCCGTGCCGGAGCGTTGTTGCGGTACTGCTGGAACCAGCCAATGTTCACGTCCTGCAGCAGCGGGTTGGCGGCGCGGTTGGTGGTAGCCGCGGCGCTGGTACCGTTGAAGCCGATCATCAGGCGGTCGAGGGCCTGGCGCTTGAGGATCGCGTCGCGCAGCAGGGCCTGGAACTCCGGGAACTTGGCCCAGGCGTCGAGCATGGCGTAGGTGATGGCGGTGTCGAAATCGGTGTGCTTGCACTCGTAGCGCTGGTTGTCGAGCGCGGACACGTCACGCGGCTTGCGTACACCGTCGCCGGTGGTATCGGTACGGCTGGCGATGGTGCCGCTGACGCCGATGCCGATCTTCTCGCCTTGCAGCTCGTCGACGCCGTAGACGTTGATCTGCTTCAGGAACTCGCTGGACTCCTGAATACGTTGCTCCAGCTTCTGCTGGACACTCGGCTCGACGGCGAAGGTCTGGACGGCGGAGTTCACGCCGTTGAGCTTGGCGAGCTGCGCCAGGTAGGCGTCGAACTGTTTGCGGGTTTCGTTGCGCATGGTGCTTTTCCTTTGGATACCGGGGCGGGGGACGGTTAGCAGTCGGTCAGGGCGACACTGCCGCCACCGGTGACCGGGGGCCGCTGCTGTTGGCTGTGGTCCCGGGTGCTATCGAGGGTGCTCTTGAGGTCCGCCAGTTCCTTGGTGACCTTGTCCAGCTGGCTGGCCAGTTGCTGAGTCTGCTTCTTCTGCTCGCCGAGTTGCTCACCCAGGTCGCGGCTGTGCTCGGCGATCGCTTCGACGGCCTCGCCGACCTGGCCGAACTCGGCTTGGGTGCGGGCTTCCTTGCCCTTGAGCAGTTCCTTGACCTTGGTGAACAGCGCCGCGCCGACCGAGGGCTTGTCCTCGTATTCCTCGAACTCGAGGGTGCCCTCTTCGGCAGCGCTGAACAGGGTGTCGGGGTTGGTCTTGCGGCTGGCGAGGGTCCCGTTCTTTGCGCTGAAGGACAGCGCCTCGGTGCCCAGGCTGGCGGGTGAGTCGGTGATGGCCAGGCCGACCAAGTAGGCCTTGCCGGTGTCGGCGAACTTGGGATCGATCTCGACCGAGGTGTAGACCTTCTGCCGCTGCTTGTTCAGTTCCAGCAGCGCCTGGTTGGGCTCCAGTTGGGCGAAGAGGGCAAGCTTCTTCTGCCCGTTGATGTCGATCTCTTCCGCCTTGCACGCCAGCACGTCGCCATAGGCGCCGAACTCACCAGCCGGCCAGGCCCACTTGATGTGCTCGCAGTTGATCCGCGCGCCGTAGGTGTTCGGGTCGTACTGCGCGGCCATCTGCTCGATCCAGTCGCGCTCGATGTTGCGGCCGTCCGTGGTCGCCCCTTCGACGGCGATGCGGAACCATTTGCTGCGGAATTTCTTCATGCCGGGAGTCCTCAATGCGGCTGATGCGGGGTGCATGGCAATGAGGGGCATGTTCGGGACGCGCGCGCGGCCCAGCAATCACGCGGGATTGTAGGGGGCGGAGCTACAAGGGGCGGCGCTACTGAAGGGCGAGGGTGGGCGGCAGCATCTGCGCCATGAACGCTGCCGTCGAAATTCCCATCCGTGACAACCGTCGCCAGGCCAAATTCCTGTACTGGATGGGTTGGCGTGTCTGCGACATCGCCGATCACCTGGGCGAGAAGGACAAGACCCTTCACTCATGGAAGGACCGCGACGGATGGGACCGGGCCGACAGCGTAGAACGGATCGGAGGCGCCCTGGAAGCCCGGTTGGTTCAGTTGATCCTGAAGGACTGCAAGACCGGCGGTGACTACAAGGAAATCGACCTGCTGCATCGGCAGCTTGAGCGCCAGGCGCGGATCCAGCGCTACCAGGGCGGTGGTACCGAAACCGACCTGAACCCCGAGCTTGCCAAGCGTAACGAAGGTCCCAAGCGCAAGCCGAAGCGTAACGACATCAGCGAGGAACTGACCGAGAAACTGGTCGAGGCCTTCCTCGACGGTTGCTTCGACTACCAGAGAGACTGGTACCGCGCGGGTAATCAGCGAACCCGCGTGATTCTCAAGTCGCGACAGATCGGCGCCACGTTCTACTTCGCCCGCGAGGCGCTGATCGACGCGCTGGAAACGGGGCGCAACCAGATATTCCTGTCGGCCAGCAAGGCCCAGGCACACATCTTCAAGGCGTATATCCAGGCCTTCGCGCGCGATGCGGTAGGTGTCGAACTGAAGGGCGACCCGATCATCCTGCCGAACGGCGCGGAACTGCACTTCCTCGGTACCAACGCGCGGACTGCCCAGGGCTACCACGGTAACTTCTACTTCGACGAGTTCTTCTGGACGTTCAAGTTCAAGGAGCTGAACAAGGTCGCCAGCGGTATGGCGATGCAGAAGCGCTACCGGCGGACCTATTTCTCGACGCCCAGCTCGATGGCGCATGAGGCCTACACATTCTGGACTGGCGAGCGCTTCAACAAGGGCAAGCCAGCTGCCGATCGCATCAAGATCGACGTAAGTCATGACGCCCTGCAGCAAGGGCGACTGTGCGAGGACCGCATCTGGCGCCAGATCGTCACGATCCTCGATGCCGAGGCCCGTGGCTGCGACCTGTTCGACATCGACGAGCTGCGTCTCGAGTACGACGCCGAGGCTTTCCAGAACCTGCTGATGTGCCAGTTCGTCGACGACGGCGCGAGCATTTTCCCGCTGACCATGCTGCAGCCATGCATGGTCGATAGCTGGGACCTGTGGTCGGAGGACTACAAGCCGTTCGCGCTGCGGCCGTTCGGTGATCGCCAGGTGTGGCTGGGCTATGACCCCGCCGAGACGGGCGACACTGCGGGTCTGGTCGTGGTGGCACCGCCGGCGGTACCGGGCGGCAAGTTCCGCGTGCTGGAGCGCCATCAATTCCGCGGCAAGGACTTCGCCGAGCAGGCCGAGTTCATCCGCAAGGTGACCCAGCGCTACTGGGTCACCTACATCGGCGTCGACACCACCGGCATGGGCTCTGGCGTCGCGCAACTGGTGCGCCAGTTCTTCCCGGGGGTGCGCACCTTCAGCTACTCGCCCGAGGTGAAGACGCAGTTGGTCATGAAGGCCTGGTCAGTGATCAAGAACGGCCGCCTCGAATTCGACGCCGGCTGGACCGACCTGGCCCAGGCGCTGATGGCTATCCGCAAGACCATCACAGCCGGTGGGCGCCAGTTCACCTATACCGCCGGCCGCAACGACAACACCGGCCACGCCGATCTGGCCTGGGCGCTATTCCACGCATTGCAGAACGAGCCGCTCGAGGGGCAGACCCCCGCGAATACCGGGCGCATGGAGATTTTCGGATGAGCAAACGTCGCAGCCACCGCCGCCAGCAGCCAGTTACAGTCCAGTCCGCCCAGGAAGGCGAGTTCATCCCGCGCCAGGGTGGCCGTGCCGAGGCCTTCACCTTCGGCGACCCGATGCCGGTGCTCGACGGGCGGGGCATCCTCGACTACCTCGAGTGCTGGTCGAACGGGCGGTGGTACGAGCCGCCGCTGTCCATGGAGGGGCTGGCCAAGGCGGTGGGGTCGAGCGTCTACCTGCAGTCGGGCCTGAAGTTCAAGCGCAACATGCTGGCCAAGACGTTTATCCCACACCGCCTGCTCAGCCGGGCGACGTTCGAGCAGTTCTCCCTGGACTGGCTGACATTCGGCTCGGCATACCTCGAGCAGCCTCGCTCTCGCCTAGGCACGCGGATGGCGCTGCAGGCGCCGCTGGCGAAATACCTACGCCGCGGCACCGATCTGGAGACGTTCTACCAGGTGCGCAGCTGGAAGGATGAGCACGAATTCGAGAAGGGCAGCGTGATCCAGCTGCGCGAGGCCGACATCAACCAGGAAATCTACGGGGTGCCGGAGTGGTTCTGCGCCCTGCAGAGCGCCCTGCTGAACGAGTCGGCCACGCTGTTCCGGCGTAAGTACTACAACAATGGCAGCCACGCCGGCTTCATCCTCTACATGACCGACGCCGCACAGAACGAGGAAGACATCGACGCGCTGCGCACGGCGCTGAAGACCGCGAAGGGGCCGGGCAACTTCCGCAACCTGTTCGTCTACGCGCCGAACGGGAAGAAGGAGGGGATCCAATTGATTCCGGTCAGCGAGGTTGCGGCCAAGGACGAGTTCGGCTCGATCAAGAACATCAGCCGCGACGACCAGCTCGCCGGTCTGCGGGTCTATCCGCAGCTGATGGGGGTGGTGCCGCAGAACGCTGGTGGGTTCGGATCCATCAGCGACGCGGCAGCGGTCTGGGCCAGCCTGGAACTGGAGCCAATGCAGGCGCGACTTCGGCAGATCAACGATTGGCTCGGGGAGGAGGTGGTGCGCTTCCAGCCCTATGAGGCACCGATACAGGAGTAA